GTCAGGGCCAGCACCTTGTAGCTCGGCTGGATGCCGGCGCTGTCGTAAGCGTCAACGAGCATCCGGGCGGAGCGGTTAGCTGCGTTCAGGGCCATTGCGCGGGCGCGGAGCTTGCGGGATTCGTCGTCGGGGAGCTCCTTGCCTGTCTTGATATGCTCCCGCATCTGTTCAAAGGCGGTGACATAGGCGGCAGTGAACAATACACCCTTTTGGCCGGTGAGCTTGTTTGCGACCATGTCGCAACCTTTCTTGGTTAAGAGGCAGCAGGGGCGGATTTCTCCTTTGCTGTCTAGGTATGTGCTTTCGATGAAGAAATCTGACGGCTTAATTTTCAGCCGTGAGTTTTTAACGAATCCAAAATTGGATTCGTCGGAATCCTCGGTTTCAACGCCATTCAGAACTTTCATATAGCTTGAAATATCTCTCATCAAATGAAAGTGTTCCTTCCCAATCATCTTTGCCACCTCACGGCTGTCGGTCAAAAGCTGTCCGTTCTTTTCAAATACTTTCAGTTCGTTCATGATGCATACTCCTTTTCAACTTTCTGGGACGTGCAATTTGTTAGCCATATGTGCTGTACTCGCGCAAGCACTCTTTGCAATTGAGACTCGGACATTTCAGCACACATTTTCGCAATGTTCTTGCGGTAAGCTTCAGCGGTAGTCATGCAGCTTTTTCCTCCTCTTTCGTCGCACATTTTGCATTAACGATTTGGTTAATGTTTGCGATTTCCACCACCATTTCACGTAGTGCACAGTTTAGCAGGCTTTCGTACATGCCGAGGCGTGTGGCAAGATTGGCATACGCCCAAGGCTCATTAATCTTTTCTGTACTGACCCTTTCTCCGCTGACTGATTCGATATAGATGGATAGTACATCGCAAATCTGTTGTAGATTTATGCAAATTTCTTCAAGATCTAATGCTGATGACATAAAAATACCTCCCACGTTTTCATTTGACGGAGGCACCTCAACCGTGATACAATAATATAGGTAGAGATACCTCTTTAAGAAGAACAGAACGTCGAGCTTTGGCTGGTCAGGCGTTCTGTTCATTTTCTTTTGGAAGTAGATAAGTTGAGTCTACCCCAAGAGCCCTTGAAATCTTATCTGCTGTTTCTGGTGAACATGTTTTTCCGCACCGTATACCTGAAATAATTGTCCTTGATACACCAGAAATTTCAGATAACTTTTTTCCTGTGATTTCCCTTTGGGCCATCAAAGTAACAAATTTTACACGGTCAATTCTCATGGTATCATCTCCTTTTGTTAATAAATTAAACGATATATCGTTTACAAAACAATAATATACGCAAATTCGTTTATTTTCAAGCATAAAATAGTTGCAAATGCGTGTATTTTGTGATTAAATTTACCTGGAAGGTGATAATATGAGCGTATATAATAAAATTGATAAAATTCTAAGAGAGAGAAATATGAGTCGAAGACAATTAGCTCTCAAAATCGGAGTACCACCATCTACGTTGGCTTCTTCATTTTCACGTCAGGCAGGAATGTCGGCACAAACACTGATAAAAATTGCGTCTGCGCTGGATAAAAACGTAGAAGATTTTTTTGATGATGAATCTGATTTAAAGGAAACACAAGCACTTATACCTACCGATAAAAAACACGTACATGTTGCAGAAGACGCGATGACCAAAGAGAAGGCAGAAATTTTAGAGTCTAGTATTTCTCTGCCGCCCTTTTTGAATCATTTCGAAATAGAACGTGCAAAGGAAGATGCAGATTCTACTTTTTTGGCATCTGTAGAACAAATTTCTGACACTTATCTTAGATCAGAATTGTTGAATAAATTTAAGCTTTTAAATAGATTGGGCAAATTCACGGCGGTTGAATGGCTTGGGTATATGGTAGAAATTCCGCGATTCCAAAAAATAAAGGATCGCTAACTAAAATAGCGACATTTATTAATAGATTTTTGTAACAGATTGCAAAATCCTGTAAAATATGCTGTAATAAAGGAGTAAAGACAGGCAAGCGATTGGCTGTGTTTGCTGTCGCTCCTTCGCGGGAGCGTGGATTGAAATAATCTGCCGATAAGAGAGTTGATGCCCTTAATTAGTCGCTCCTTTGCGGGAGTGTGGATTGAAATGGAATGTACGCGGCGGATCAGTATATGCCGCCTGAGTCGCACCCCTCGCGGGAGCGTGGATTAAGTCTTTACAAAATCTTCCTCTTGTGCTATTGTTTTAATTGTAATATAGGGGGAGGTTTTGTCATGTATTGTAAGAATTGCGGAAAACAAATTGACGACGATTCAAAATTCTGTTCTGAATGCGGGGCATCTGTTTCTCTTGGGGACACGACTACTAAAAGCTCAGAAAACGTTTTGTCCAAACCCATCACTGTAAAAAATACGCCGTGGCCTACTTCAAAGCCGCAAAGCAAACGCGAGCGCATCAAAGAAAACAAACAAAACGGCGTAGCCTGCTGCCCTAAATGCGGTTCAACATCTCTTTCGGCCAATAAAAAAGGCTTTGGGATTGGAAAGGCCGTGGTCGGCGCTGCGCTGACGGGAGGCATCGGCCTCGTCGCAGGAAACATCGGCGCTAAGAAAGTCTGGGTTACCTGCTTAAACTGCGGGCACCGTTGGAAAATGTGAATCATCAAAGCCCCCATCTCTGGGGGCCTCTTTTTTTATCCCTCTTCCGGCGCCGGCGTGTATGTCGGCTTTCCATGCGTCATCACATCGAATTCCAGCGGGGCCACATCTGTGCTTTCTCCGCCGCCGATCGCGGTTACGCTGACCACTGCATCGAACGCAAGCTTCGCGCCGGAAGGGAATTCCCACTCGAATTTCGTATCACAGTCCGTGCCGGATTTCCATGCGAGGCCTGCGATATAATCGTTGCCGGGATCACCGGGGCACAGCTTGCCGGAGAGGGATACCGTCAGTGCCTTGCCTGTTGTCATGCGCTTCATCCAGCCCTCCGCATCCATCGGTGTCCATTCCTGCACACTGCCGTCGATCGAGACGGAGAAGCTAGTCATTTCCGCAATCGGCACCATGCTTTCCTCTTCGCTGGCTCGCCCATCTTTCCCGATCTTGAATTTGTTAGTAAAGACCGGAAACACACCTGTTTTCGGCATCAAACATCATTCCTTTCGTAACAGATTTTCAAATGAATCACGTACTCATATACCTTTTTTACATCCCGTCCAACGGGAACCGGAGCAGCGCCAGGGTCTACGGCAACCACCCGCACGCCTCCCATCTCGATGTGAGACAGGCCGTAGAGCGATTCATACAGCTCTGCGGCCTTCTTTTCTGCCGTGACGGGATTCGTTGTCCAATGCACAAGCAGTGTTACCTGCTTGTAATCGTATCGGGTGCAGGCCGCGCCGCCGATGCAGATTCGCTGGCCACCGGATGCGCGGTTATCGTTGTACACGCCCACGCAGCGATCCAGATTCGCATCAATCGCACCGACGGTCACGCGGCCATTCAGTTCCGCATCTTGTTTAAGCAGCCATCCGGCGACCTGTTCAAGGGTCAGGGTCACAGATTTGCCTCCTCTTTATATAACTCAGCAAATGTATCCTGTGCGAAGGTCTCACGCCTGCCACCAGGCTGCCAAGGCTCCAACCAGAGGCCGCCAGCGTTGGGGTTGTTGACGGTCTGGAAGTTGTACTCTGGATGATAGTACAGGCGGCGGGCCTGCGGGGCGTCTGTTGTGAGCAGGGACACGATTTTGCCATCGGAACGAAAGGTTTCGGCGAAAGTAGAGTTGTTTTGCATGTCTCCGCTGTCATAAGGCATGACCTGCTCTTTGACAACATCTGACCTCAATTCATCCACCGTTCCCTCCGCCGCGCGCAAAACAGCCTTCTCCAGTTTCTCGATCGCCGCATAGTCAAGTTCGATCCGGATTCCGTTCATCATATCAGCTCCAGCTGTGTAAAATTCACCGTGCCGTCCGGGTTCCGCGCGCGGGATGCGCTGTAAATGATCCGGACGGTCTCCGCACCGGCGGCACGGACAACTGCCTCCCCCGCGATATCCCGGCCCGGTGCAATATCGCCGGGAATCAGCGCGCAGGCGTTGAGCTGGACGAGCTGACGCTCGGCGTTCACGACCTGCCGGGATCTCTCGGAGTAATTGCATTTGCCTTCAAAAATGGTCTCTTGTTTCGGCGTACCGTCGAGATTCAGGCCCGTTTGCAGCTGCACGGTGATCGGTGTGCAGCAGGCCATTTCAAGCGCGTCACCCCCAATCCAGCCCACGATAGGTGAGCCCTGACTGCTGCAAGAGCGCATAAATGCTGCGCAGGGTACTGACGCCATCCTGCTGTACCAACATGGATTTATCCCACGACATGGATACCCCGTTGATCGCATAAGAGGAGAGCGGATTGCTGAGCAACTCGCCATATTCGCGCAAAAAATCCGCCTGTAAGCAGACAGCCCTTGTCACAAGCTCCTTCTGCCGCTCCGCCAGTCGATCAAATCCTTGACCGATAATCCGGTTGAAGGTCAAGCTATCAATGTCATACTCGGCGGATTCCAAATTTTGCTGCGTTGCGTCTCCTTCCGGGCAGATACGCATGTAGTCATCTATCGTAACATAACGCATCCTTGCATCAATCCTTCTGCTCTTTTACCTTTTTCAAGGCCTCCTGTGCGGTTTTGAGCTGCTTTTTCAGGGAGGTGTTCTCGTTGGCCACCGTCTGGAATTTGTCGTAAGGCACGGTTTTGCCTGCGCCATGCCGCACGAGTTTTCCGCTGTCGTCGAGGATGTCAAAGCCCTCCTTGACATAACGTTCCTGCTGCGTCTGGTCGATCGTATAGACCTTGTTTCCCTTTGTTGCCTTCATTTTAGTCCCTCCTTCAAGCGCCCACGGCTTCCGCGTTCATGGCGACGCCCGCAACCTTGTTCTCGATCAAAAACAGATCGCCGTAATTGCGGTTTTGATAGAGGTATCCGTCCGCCGTGCGGCTGTCAGTTCCGGGTGTAAACAGCTTGATGTAGCTATATTTATCCCGGCAGATGACCGCCGACGGGTGCAGGAGGATAAAGTTAATCTGCTTCGCGTCGGACGCAGGGACACATCCTGTGGTAAAGTCATACTTCGTTTTCATGCGGGCCGCAGGCACCATCTTGATTTGCACATCGTCCAAACTGTGCACTTGGCGGTTGATCCCGCCGGCGGAGGATACGCTCATCACGCGCTGGATACCTTCGGCCTCTTTGATGATCTTGCACACTGTGGGCGTTGCGTAAATGATGCGGCCTTCTGTCGGCACGCCGGCCTCATCCATTTTCGCCATATATTCATCAAACATTTCAAGGCTGTTTTGCGTGGTGATCTCGGTGGAATCCGGCGTTACGCTGTAAGTAGTCAGTTCTGCGTGCAGCTTCGAGAAGCGGTAGGAATCCTTTTCTGGGATTGCTTGCTCCTCCTCAAAGGTCGTCTGGATGTTGGCGACGGACATGACGAGGTTCGTCTCATCGATATCCATCGGATCAATGAAAAATTCCACGTCTCGGTCATGGGCGAGCTTTTTCGGCTCCCAATCGTTGGACATGGTGCCGGCATTAAATCCAGCGGTACGGGTGTGATCCTTATACCCGCTCAGGGACATACGAGGCAATTTGATTGTCTGTGCATTAATAAACTGCACGCCAGGATTGCTTTTGGTAAGCGCATCGGAGCACAGCTCCCGCGCATACTTCTGCGCGAGCTGGCGCGCGAAGGTTTCGGCGTAATCGTATACAGCCATTGGTCATCATCCTTCCTATTTTAAGTTGTTGCCAAAGATCGCAGCGAGCGCATCGTCATCGGTCTTTGTCTGATTTTCGTTCTCGGAAGCTCCTACCCGGAAGCCGCCGGAGCTGTTATTTGGGTCATCTTGCTTCTTCCACTCAGGGTGCCGCTTCATGACTTCCTTCAACGCTTCTGCAACGGCGTCCTCGTCGAGTTCATCCCCCGATTTTTCGACAGCATGCATGGCAAGCAGCACTGCGTCCTCCACTGCTTCGGGTTTTACACCCTCCTTGTATGCGGCAAGCTGCGCGCGGGTTTCGACAATCTCCCGATGGAGGGCAGCGCTGTTGTCCTCGGCAGGCTCACCCTCGCCCTCTGCGTGAGAAGCTGACGGAGGGGCAGCGGGTGGCTGCTGGGCCTGCTTCTGCTTTTTGAGCCAGTCCTTTTCTGCGCGTTTTAGACGCGTGTTGATCAGAGCGTCAAGCTCCTCCTGTGTTTTTGGCAGATTGGGCTCTGTCCCTCCACCGGGAGGATCGGCCGGGGGCGGAATCTGGTTGTTCGGGTTTTTGTCGGGATTCTCTTGGGGAGCCGGTTCCGCAAACAACTGGAGCTGCGGCCTCAAAAAGGTTTTGCTGTTCTGTACGGTGGTTCTCAACATTGCATATCGCTCCTTTTATAGCCTGTCGGCTGTTATCCTTGCAGAGTTTTACGCCTTGCAGCACGTTTTGGGCATAAAAATGACCCGCATTTCTGCGGGCAAATTTAGCAGGGCTTCCGCCCGCCTCCCTTGCGCTTTGGCATTGTCCTCACCTCCTTCAAATGGACATGAAAAAGCGCCTGCCGGATGGCAAGCGATTTGATATTTTAACATATAAAGGCATAAAGCAAGGGAAGTCCGCTTTTAGCAGGCTTCCCTCGTGAAATGGCAATTGGCGGGTGTGCCCCTTCCCGCATTTCTTTTGACTCAGAGGGTGCGTAGCAGCACAATCTCTACTTCAATTGCCTGATTTCAGCCTGTTTTAATCGTCTCTATGGTTCGGACACTTGGAACATATCTTCTCATAGTCATCAGGAGTAAAGGCCTCCTGCGGAGCTGTCCACTGCGGCGCGCCGTCATCCACTACCATACAGATGTCAAAGCAGATGGCAACGTCTATTTCTTCGCCCATCAGCGGGCAAAACACCTTATCTTCCATACCGCTTTAACGCCTCCAATATCTTTTTCACCTTATCGTCAAATTCCTCTGGCCCAAACGCCGTGCGTATCGATTGCTTTTCCCGATCGACATATGTAACGCCCTGATCGGAATAATATCGCTCAAACCGGCCATTCCAGACGGTGACGGAAGCCTTTGCGTTTTTGATCATTTCCTGCGCCTGTTCCTGCGTAATATTGTGCTTCCGCTGTAAATTGATATGTTCATCGTCAAATTGCAACGCTTCGATCTCTAGCGGCTCCGGATCTAAGTGGAGCACGCCGCGGATGCCAGATTCACGTTTGATCTCTGCATTCAGTATAGCATCTTTTTGGGAATCTTCCAACGGTATTCCGTATGTTTTTTCACGCCAGTAGTCCCTACGCAGCACATCCTTATGTTCCCCGATAAATTCCCGGACGTTTTTTTGTGCCTCCCGCGCCTTTTGCTGACACGCTTTCTTCTGGACTTCGTCGAGCGTGCCTTCAGCCATACGCTTCCACTTGCGCACCTCGCGTTCCAGCCCGCGTTGCTGCTGCTCCAAGGCGGCGTTTTTTCGGATTTTATCTCCATCCATTGGCGGCGGGATGGAATCTCCGTATCGCCAGGTCAGTAGCGTATGGCGGCAGTTCGGGTGAAACAGCCCCTTGTTAACCGCGGCGGAGAGCAACATATACCAGTGGCCATCATTACTTAATCCCCGGTCGCCGCTGCGTTCTCCGTCCCACATGCCCCACACGTCATCAATATATATCTTGCCCTGCCAGGGTAGGCATGTTTCCGAGCAAGCGCCGTATTGACTGACCAGTACGGTATCCACGCCAAGTTCGACCCGGCGTTGTGCCTCTCCTAACAACATGGATCGGGTTGCTGCGGTACGCAGCGCCATCTGCGCATAATCCGCAATATTGACCCGCCGCCCGTCTTTATACTCCACGCAGCGGATTCCCTGCGCCAAAAACTCCTTGACCGCCGTATCAATTGCCTGTGACAGGGTAATAGCCCCCGCTGACATAGACAATTCCACGCGAGAAATCGTTTGCCGGTAAGCATCCTCCATCGTGCGTAGGGCGGCGCGTTCCACACGGGATTCCGTCGTCTGGATTTCATCAATAAGGGAGTTCAGGCGACGGTGATTCACTCCAAAGAAATGATCGTCTTGGATGGACTGCTCCGCGCGTTCCGGATCAATCTCAATCAGTTCCTGCTGCGTTTGCTCCCAACCCTCATCAAACTGTTCACGGAGCATCTGCTCTGTAGCTTCGTCGATTACGGGTCGGTATTCTTCCATTAGGGCCTTGTTTTGCTTGCGGTACTGCTCCAGATTGCGAATTTTGAGTGCCTGCCAAGCAGGCCAGCGAAACTTTTCATTTTGTTCCCACTCCTTGTGCCCGGCAAGATTGCGAGCGAGAGATGCAATCAGCCGCAATTCCATTTCCTCAAACAACCGGGCAATCTGCTGCCACGTCATACCACCACAGCCTCAGTGGGCAACTTATCCCGCAACCCTCCGCCGATAGACGGTTCTGAAAGTTCTTCGATTCCACGCAGCGCTTTGATACGGGCAACCTCGGCGGCTTTCCATTCTTCGTCTTTGCTGTTGCCCCACATCTGATCAACCTGCGTTTCGATGCTCATGGTGGCGGCCGCAGCGGCTTGATTAACCGTCTCAACGCGGGCGTCAAACGACGGCGCGCCGTACTCTCCAAACCCGACAGACGGATTATAAACGCCAGGGGCCTCCCCTCGCATGAGATCGTAAGCCATCAGGATTACGCGGATAAGCTGCGGCAGCACCTTTTCCAGCACGCCCGTAATCGTGTTGCGGGTGTATCCAGTGACGTCCTTTTTCTCCCGCTGCGCCTCTGCGCTGCTCATTTTGCCCACATCGATGCCCAAGGTGGCCGGTGACACAATTCCCTGTAGGCACATATCAAGAGCGGCAAGATAAGAGGACAGAAACGCTTCGTACCGGATTTCCGGCTGGACCATTTCGATTTTGTTCATGTCGTTTTCGCCGGATGCGGATTCCGTCACGATGTATTCGCTTCCGAAATCATTCAGCCTTTTCAGCTTGCCGGTTTCAGGGTCAGTGGGGACCAGGTCCCTCGGGATGTATTTCTTGACGCGACCCGCGCGGATTGCGTCCCACCACTGGCTGATCACCTCGTCGAGCGCGTCGAAATCGTCAAGCTTGCTCTCATAGATCGCCTTGCCCCTCCAAGGGAACTTGGGACTGTCGTAGAACTTCAACGGAACCGCCATCATGAAATTGCCGTCAAACTCGACTGGTTTCAACCCGGCAAGCTCCGGCACACAGTCGAGCGATACTTCATGGTCCCTATCAAAGAGCGCATAACTGACGCTGCCTTTGCGGTAGGTTTCACAGAGCCGGTATTCCCGGTGTTTTTCCCGGTAAGTCGTCCAAAAGCGTATTCCTGTGATCCGGCCGTTTTTGTGAATGTATTCCACACGGTCGGCTTCGTAAAACTCCACGTGGGGGTAAGGGGAGGCTTCCGGATCCTTCGGATCGTCGATCATGATTTTCCACGCCCCGTCGCCGGATACCAGCGCACCAACAACGCCTTTGCCTACAGATTCTATAAAATCCAACTCCTGCATGATATCCTCCCAGGCTTGCTGCCCGGCACCGCCCTTGAACTCGATATCATCCATATCAGACTTGACGAGATAGGCGAGCGTATCGACGAGGGTCGCGGGAAGCCCGCTGTGAATCTTCCGCAGTTTCGTGTCGTTGCCGGGCACCGCCGCCCAGAAACGCGCCGCGTTCGTACTGTCTTGCGCGCCGAGCTGCTTATATAGTTGCTCCAGTTCTACAGCCTCGCCTCGATACCAGATTTGATTGCGGATCACCGCCGCCTGATGGCTTAGCGGCTCTTGCAGGACGATGCTGCTCTGCGCCGCAGGCTGAATTTGCAGCCAATTGCGAAGCATGTTTTTCACCTTCTCTCCGATTTTGCTCAATGCTTTGCCCCTCCTTGTCCGATCCGGTTTTTGTAGGGCAGCCACGAATACTGATCGGCGTTAATCGCATGATCGTGGCCGTCCTCTGGCTCGTTATCCTTGTCTTCTTTCCAGCTGTATGATACCAGCTCATCGATCTCTGGCTTACAGTAGTCTTCAACCAGCATAAAGTGTCCGCTCGCCATCCATCCGGATTGCAGATTGATACGGTCAATAATCTTCGTCTTTTTCCATGCGGGAGTAAATTCATAGATGCTACCATGCAGCCGTTTGTATTTCTGGCACTCAATGATTGTTGCCTCGTCGGCAGAATCGATAAAGACATTGCGGGCGAACAGACCGAAGATAGCCCGGTTCTTTTCGAGAAATGCGATCAGCAGCGGAGGAATATCGCTTGGGGCCAGTGGCGTTATGCGATCCCGATTATTGTGGATTTCCGCGGCCAGTGTGATCTTCATGCGATCTGTTGTAATGCCGGAAAACGTAAAGGCAAATGCGTCGGCCGATTGCTGTGAATACGATGTATCCACCCCGGCGGAAATCTGGACAAATTTGATCTTGCCCTCCTGCATCTGCTCCAGAAGCCATTTTGCTGTGATCAGATTATGCGGCTGCAAGTTGAAAACAAGCCCTGTCGCCCGGCCCCGCAGACCTTCGATTTTGTTCTTGTAGAGCTTTGTTCCTTTGGGGACGCTGTTTATAATCTGCTGCACCTTATCTGGCGGTAGGCCTAAATTGTGAGCAAAAGAAAAGAACCAATGCACCCAGCCGGGCTTTGGTTCTTCTTTGAGCATTTCTAAAATTTCTTGCGGCGTTCCGGCCGCCCATTCGGGCAAAGGTCTGGAATGGTTGATATATTCTTCGTACACCGGCAAGCCCGGATCGTCCGGGTTGAGTGTGGCGAGCAGGTAATCGCAGCGCATCGACGCTTCGCGGACAAACTCCATGTCCGCAATATTGATCTCGTCGATATACAAACAGCCATACTGACCGCCCAGCGCCTTTTTCCAGCGTGCTTTGTTGTCATACCCAAGGACATAGATTACCTTATCGCCAGATGACGGATGAAATAGCAGATGGGGAAGAGAATTCTTGCCCTTGCCCCCGGCGTTGTATTCGACCAGGCTCCCAAAATCATCGAGGATGCCGAGGTCCTTATTGATGATGTTTTTTTCAATCGTGCCGAGGTCAAGACCGGCCAAGATGTGGATCTTCTTCGGGCTCTCGGCCACGCGCAGCATAAACTTGAACAGGCCGACAGTCGTCTTTCCTGCTGCCGTTGTGCCTTCAAGAAATTCAACTGGCGCATTGCAACGCAGAAATGACTGGTACTTATCCGACAAGATCAGCCGGTCATCCACCGCCATTCCCCCGAAGCTGGCTCAAAATGTCGTCAAGCTTCTTCTGGCCAGTGTCGAGTTGGCCTTTCACCTCAACCCGATCGGTAAACATCCCGATGTGCTTGCCCAGCAGTTCCAACGCCTTCAACTTGTCGGCCAGCCGGATTTCTCGCTCTACGATTTCTCCGTCATCCGTCGGAATGTTTTTGACCTTAACGCTGGAAATGGCCGCAGTATCGTCGGCACATGCTCCATCGATGACCGTCGCTTTGTTCATATCAATCACATCAGAGGCGTTTACAAAAGCAACTCTGGCCAACTCGCGGACGACGCGGTCAGCATTTACACCGGTGCGCTTTGACCGTTCCGCCATCGCTTTGTCTATGCGCGCGCGTATTTCAGGTTTTTTCAGGTTTTCACTTCCCACCGATCCCGCACTCTCGGGTTTGTATCCTGCACGAATTGCAGCCTGCGTCGCATTTAAATCAATGAGGTATTCTTCGCAAAAGAGTTGCTGTTTCTTGGTCATTCGCCATCTCACCACCTCATTTATAATTTATATCGGTACAAAAATAGCGAACCGCCTGGGGGAAGGCAGTCCGCTGGTATTGGTTTAGTTGCCGGAATACTGGCCTCCGGCGGAGCCTCGCGTTGCTCTTCCCCGCGCAAGTCAGCCTTTCGGCAATCAAGGTTTTTGGTGGGGCTCCGGGATTCGAACCCGGTCTCGACCTGTTGCCCCACGATAGTCCCCGGTATTACCGCCCCGGGGAGGCGGTGAAAAGAGAGAAAGGCATGAATGAGACTTGAACATATCTCATCAATTTCATGATATCACATACTGGCGTGCCATTTGAGCCAAGTTTCAGTTCTTTGCAAGATACCGGTAGCAAATATGCTTAACGCTGTATTCCGTATTTGCCCCTCCAACGTTATCTGCAACCTGCTGCCAGCTGAGGCCGTTGACGTACCGTAAGGTCAGTATCTGCCGTGTAAGGCTGTCCTCCACCCCGTCTATGTACGCATTCAGCCGGTTCATCTCATCCCAGCAGCGAGCCTTGCGGTTGTCGATCATTGACCGCAGGTCAGCGATCCGCACGGCAAAGCGTCCGACCTTATCCGACGTTCCGCTGCCGTGGGGCATGCCGGTGATCACCTGCGTGGTGCTCTCGGCCAGACATTCCAGCTCTTCAAGTTGCCGCTCCAACTGCACAATCTCCCGATTCAGGTAATACAGTTGGGACATTTCCTTGACGGTCAAAGCTCATCCCTCCCTCTGATTGTCCGTCCTGAATAGCCTTTTGTTGCAGACTGCGCAATAAGCATAGGCACCATTGCGATAACTGAGCAGGTTGTACATGCCGCTGTTGTCCGCTTCGCTGCCATCAAATCGATAGAAGTATCTAATCATCCCACGAGCATAATCCTTGGTGTAGTACCCAACATCTGACCCGCAATAAGGGCAGAAAGATATGTTCTCGGCATCTTTGACGGTCACTTTTTCACCTGCTTTCGGGACAACTTTTTAAGATATTCAAAGCTGGCGTTCATCGTATCGCCTGTACGGCGTAGATAGTTGAACAAGCCGTTACCGGTATCATCCGCCAAAACCCTGTGAAATTTAACTTGCGCCACTCCACGTGGATCGTCCAATACCTTTACGACTTCCACCACGGCTTTGGATTTGTTTTCTTTGCCAAATGCGTACAAGCAAAAGTCCCCAGGTTCAAAGCTGGCAGAGCTATTACTTTCGCGGTAGTCAACGGCCTTCACAGTCAAACCCATCCCTCCTCACACAACGTTTAAACGGACACAGCCCGCCATCTAGCAGCCACACACACCGCTCATCCGGGCATTGCGGCTGATCTGGCGGTAGTTTAAGGCTGCACAGGCGTTGGACGGCACAGAGCTTGCCGGGGTCGATGTCGGACATGGTGGTCACTCCTTCAATCCCCACCATTCTGATAATCCACGCCAGACAAATCCTGTAATATCGTCCTCACAATCGGCACAGTTTTCATAATTGCAGACTAGGCACGACTCATTTTCATTGACCAATCGGGTCATATCCTTTTTCGCCAATTCAAGTTCAGCTTTCAATCTGGCATCCTCTTTAAGTGCCTTTCTCACTTCCCGGTAATACTCCCGCAATTCCTCTGCCGTGATCGGCTTGACTTTATTGCATCTGGTACAAATATTTTCACACCAAGTAGGGTCCGGGCAAAATTCGCACTGTTCCCGGTCATTGGTGATTTCAAGTAAGCGGTTCAGTTCCATAACTACTTTCTCCTTCTCAGATATTCTTCGGTTGCTCTGATGCACTCTCTGCATTTAATATATTTTTGATCCTCTCCACTACGAAACACCAGATTGGCAAATCTACCGCAGATCGCAGCATGATCCACTTCATAATCTTCTGCATAAAAAATAGCGCGGCATTTCCCGTTTTGATTACAATAAAAACCACTGGGTACGTCGATTGTTTGATTTATCTCTATTTTCATCGTTGTGCCTCCTCATAAATAATTCTCTGCCCGCACTCCGGGCACCTCTCTGGCCTCCTGCTCGTCTCAGCCCCCCCTAGTTGGGCAGAGCAGTACGGGCAGGTATATACGACCGTGTGATATAACGTGTATTGCTCAATCGCCTGTTCCGGCGGTTTGCTCTTCCTGACTTTTTGCATCGGATTGCCTCCTAAAAACGATACTTTGTAACCGCAATCGGAAACGGCTCTATCTCGCTTGCCCATCGCGCCGTACCTCTGCCGTGCAGACGCTCCCAAATTAGCGGGAATCCCCCGATCCCGTCAAACAGGCTACCAAGCGTTGCGTCTGGCGGAAGGTATCTGCTTACATGGTACAGGACGTAATAAAACACAGGAAGGGCGATGCTGTTTCCAAGCGCTTTGTATCGCGGCGTATCCTTTGCGCCCGGAATGTCTGTCCACCCGTCCGGGTAGCCTTGCAGGCGTTCGCATTCCAATGGGACGAGGCGGCGGACGATATTTCCGATACGGACGGGCGAGATGTAATTTAGGGAATACCCCCCGTTTGGCTTTGCCTGTATTGTGCCGGACATATCTTTGCTTTCGCGTCCATTCCGGCAGTCAACGCTTGCCAAAATTGTTTCGCTGGAGGATGATCCGTCCCCAACACTCGCCGTTAACGTCCCTACGCCCGCCTCATATTCTTCAAAGCGTTTTTGTGTAAATGCTATAAGCATATTGCTGTATGCGTCCTGGCCTGTGACCCCTCCTGGATGGCTGTTTGCCATAAGTGGGCCGGTTACGTCCTGATAGGTACAAATCGCGGTATAATCCGTTACCCTGCTTTGATGGTCACCTGTTATGGTTGGGTATATTTCCGCACCGCCGTTACCTCTGCAATCAAACATACAGGGAATTTGGTTTGACCCGCTCGCCGTGCCTTTTAGTGTCGGCGCTATTTCTTCTCCGTAGCCGATTCCGCCAGCCTTAGCACCCTGGCCCGCCATAAACCCAGCGCAGACGTTCGGTGGCATTGATGATGCGTTTATGCACGGAGCGCGATCTTCCTCGTATTCAATGCTTCCTGTGGCGCTGCGCCATCCGTTAAACCCGGCTACGCCGCATATCTCTCCCACAATTCCTTCACCCGCTCGATGATCTCGGCATAATGCTCCGCCTGATATCTCAGCGCCGATTCCAGTGATTCCGGCAGGGGCTTCCCGCGTCGCTCTGCGCGGCGCAGAATTCCATTGCACGCTTTCGGGGTTAAATAGTATTTCGGCGGCGCGATTGCCTCCAAAATCCACGACAAGCGCGATTCTACGGCGGCGCTGGGGCACTCCCCAGTATTGGGCGTCCAAGATACGCCAGGCAATTGACCAGCTGTCTCCCATAATGGCGCCAGCGTTGAGCCACTTTTTTGGAGGTCTAGGGATAGAAACGGTATTGTCGCACAGGCGCGCAAGTTCCTGGAGAACTTGCCTAAAGTCCTCTCCTTTGTTGGAGCTGAATGCTCCTGGGACGTTTTCCCAAACAGCGAAAGCTGGGTATACTCCATTGGTTGCTTCCCTCATTTCTTTGATGATTCTGACAGCCTCTAAAAACAAGCCGCTGCGTTCTCCCTGCAATCCCGCTCGCCGCCCTGCGATAGATAAATCTTGACATGGCGATCCAAAAGTTATAACGCTGACAGGTTCAATCTGGCTGCCGTCCAGTTTCGTAACATCTCCTAATTGTTTCATAGGCCCTCCTTGTTTTGGGCGAGGTAGTTTCCAATCACTTCAATCGCCTCTCCGGCTCCCCTGCACAGCGCCGTTTTATAGCCCTCCTTTTCCAGCGCCTCCAGCCATTCTTTTTGTTCCGGGGTCGCTCTGCCTCCTTTTGTGCGCTTCATCTCAATATACAGTCCATGATATCCCGCTCGCGCAGCTGGGAGGCACAGGTCAGGCACGCCGCTTTTTAGCCCTTCCGCGCGCAACCTCCCACCGGTGGCCATACTCCGCCGGCCCTCATTCGGCACATGGTAGAGTAGCCGCAGTTCTGGCCACTTCCCGCTCGCCGCTTCTGCCCATTCCATCACAGCCTGTTGCTCTTCGCTTTCGGTCGGGATGGGTAGGGTAGGTTTCTTTTGTGGTGCGCTTTTCTGGGCGGGCTGCTTTTGGGGATGGAGCATAGCTTGGTATTCAGCGGCGCTCATGCGGCCAAAATGAGATGCGGACGGCGCTTCGGCGTTTGCGGAGGGTTCTTCCGGCCCGCTCTCGTGAGTTTGGAGCCAGACGCGGTATTCGGCGGTGGTCATTCGATCAAAAGCAGCCGTTGATATTTTCATTTCACTTTTACACCGCGCTTTTTCAGTTCCACTATCCATATTTTTTTAACTTGTCGCGGGCAATAGGCCCTCACTTCCTCCCATGTTGGACATCTGCCGTGGACATAATAAAATTTGTGTAGATTCATGCCGCACTTATCATTCAGGTATCCCATATTTTTTCACCCTCTCATCATAATATTTTTTATTGTGCCAGACAGTGGTAAGCAATTCCCTCAGTTCAAACGGCTCATGGCAGTATGGGCATGAAGGAATCATCGTGTTTTCTCCCCGGCCCATTCTCCATTCCAATTCTTTTAATACGCGGCGGCGGGGATGGTAGTTCCTGAGTTCCTCCTCCTGCTGTCACGCTATATCTAATTGGCTGTTAATATGTTCAAAATGACTTGCCAGTTTATACAGCGCTTCAAACGGCTCAATCACAGCGCCGCAACCCGTGCACAATACACTGTGATTTGCGACATCAATCTCATAATGCGGGTTTTGGCATTGACATAGTTTTTCTCTACCGCGTTCGATGCGGATTGCGTCAATGTGTTTTATTTGGTTGGGTATTCCGCTCATTGATTTCTCCTTTCCGACGCCAGCCGTACCATCCTGTAAAACTGGTAAGGCTCCCCGGTCAGCGGGCATATCCCGCTCTCGACGCTATCCGGGTCTATGTAGTATCCCTTGATTGGCTTTGGCTCTTCCCGCCACGTCCTCGCCTCCCTGACCTCTGTTTTCGGGGGAGGGCGGCGCAGGTTTTTGCTGCTGCTCCACCTCTTCCCCTTGATTTCCTCTCCTGTCAGAGGAGATGTATGCAACTGGTTGACGTAGTAATATGCAAGCCGCCAGTAGTTGCCCGTATCATCCAAGGGCGACACGATCACTCGGCCATGCGGCCACATGGATTGTAAATCCCGATAATCCAGCCCGCTGATGACAAAGTGATGATGGATTGCGCCTCGTCCCCCGTAGGCGGTCACCGCCACATACCTCAGTTCATCTCCACGGCGGCGAAAATATTCTCGGAGTTTGCGCAAAAACTTCTCTCGATCTTTCTTTGCCTGTTCTGGCGTGGGGCGTTCCGCTTTGCGATAGGTTCCTATAATGCTCAGATCGCCCAGGCCGAAATTCTCATTGAGGATCCGGGTCAGCTCCCTTTCTGCGAGCTTTTTATTGTATGCTGCCATTGCTTCCGGGGTAGGGCTGTGCCGCTGCTGCCGCGCGCCCCTTGGATGCTTTCGGATGGCAAGCTTTTGCACTTCAACCGTCCTTCCGGCCCGGTAGGTTTTCTGTAGGTACATGGCGAGCTCCGTCCCTTCTTTCTGTCGTGCTCACGTCGGAGTGTTAATACTGTGAGCAAGCCGCATTGGCGCCCGCAGGCGCCAGAAAAAAATTGACTTCCCGCCACAAAAATGCTATACTTTATATGTAAGGTTTGGGCGGGAAGCCCTGCTGGTTTATGAGGTCTGATCTCAGTGGCTGCTGAGATCAGACTATTTTTTATGCCTCTCGGATAATGGTGAAGAAGTCCTCCGCCAGTGTAATTACCGTTTGAATAGCCCATCCCTCTTCCCAAGCTTTCTCAAATCGCTTGGGGTCGTTGCAAAATGTGCCAAACAGCGGATCTTGCTCAACCGCATAAAAGGCCTCCTTAATTTTTGCTTCGTCGGCCTCCGGCCAATCCCACAGCGCATATGTACCATCCGGGCGCTTTTTCACAATGAGCTCTTGCTCGTTTAGCGCCCGATATATGTTTCTATACAGCTCTGCTTCCGCCACACAAAGCTCTTTCTGCCGCCTGGCCAGTTCCTCCGCTGATAGCTTCGGGTCTTTTACAATGACCCGATACAGCTCGTCCATTTGTTCTTCCGGCATGGTTATGCCCCCTTCTGTATTTTCTCCCCGGTATACGGGTCGCGGCCCTGCCTGGACAGCTCATCCCCTATTTTCCTGCGCATGTGGTCAATCCACTCGCTTTCGATCCATTCCCACACAATCAGCAGGTTCTCCGACCGCTCAAGCAGCTCGTCGTATTGGTATACGCCCGGCATGCCGCTTACCGCCCGGCATCCTTTCACTGCCAGATATTCCGGCGATCGGATGCCATAGTCCGAATCACCCTCGTTCGGGCCGTGCTCAAGCAGGGCCAGCGCCCCGCCCCCAAACGACCAGATCACACGCATCATTCAGCCTCCCTGTCGTCTAATGCTGCGTCCAGCACCTTGCGCTTGTCCATCAGGCATGCGCGGTATTTGCAGTGCCCAACACTTGCCGTGGTATCGTGGTATTTGCACCCCTCATAGCAGTGCGCCATGCATATAGCGTCCTGCACCCTCGGGCAGTGCACCCATACCTGAGCGCCGGCGGGGATCCCGCCGCATACCGGGCAGGTCATGACGCCGCCTCCGGGCAGAGCGTTTCACGGACGTAGAGGTGGATGCGCTGTACGCCAGCCGAACGGGCGGCAGATACCACCACGCTGTCCGCCGTGCCGTGCCGGACGTAGTCCCGGGCGATCTGCATCGCCTCCCGGTGGGCGCTCTCCACCGTGACCGGGCCGCGCGCTGAAAGCGTTACGATAGGGATGAGCGTATCCTCCGGGGATTTGCTGTATTTACGTTCTTTGAGCTTAAAACTGGTCGGGCCGGTATGTACGACGTAAACCTCCCGCGGGTGAGGCGGGAGCCAGGGGGCGGGTAAGGCTCTCATATGGGGGCAGCTCCTTTCTCTTCAATGATTTCAAGGTATTCTTCATCTTCGCTAAGGATGGCTCCTTCATCGTGGGGATAGGTTTCATGCTTCATAATCTGGATCAGGACCTTGCCGTCCTCCCAAGTATCAACCACAACCGCTTCGAGCAGGTCTGGGCCGGTAAACATGTGATCGTGCCCTGCCGTGCCTCTCACGTGGTCTCCGGGTTTCAATTTCATTTTGGGGTACCTCCTTGTTTTGCATTCGATTGCAAAATTGGTTTCCCCAGTAGGTAATACGTTTATCCTCCCGCGCGCGAAGATCGCGCGCTCTTTGTCTCCACAGCGCATTGCACGACGAAGCTCATATGCTTCATGGTTAAACGGCATCTCGATCCCCGTCTTTTGCTGTAATTGGGTTGCCCGCTTATCGCATTCCTCCGGTGGGCAGCCGCGTGGCTCACCTGTGTCGAGGATGTAATGGCAGATTTCTTTGCCGCCGCGTGATCCGGTTTCCGACCGGTAGTGTGCGCAGCCTTCGCAGGGCTTGGACTTGGGTTTTGGCTTACGACGTTTGGAGGTCATCGGCTTGCAGTCCTTTCGCTCAGCCTGCACCGTATGGACCTGCGAATGCGCCGAAATAGCGGCAGCAGGTGCTTGTCTTCCCAGACAATGAGCTTGTCCTCCCGCCAGCAGGCCACGGCAAAAAGTGCAACCAAAAGCACGCCGCCAAATGCTTCGACAATTACAATGATATTCATGATGCAGTTGCCTCCATTTCACCGTTTTTTGTTTCTTGTAGGGATGCAAGCGCCTTACACACCTGTGCGGCCTGCTCAACCACTTTCTGCATGGTTTCAGCCATTTCTTTGAGCAATTGATCAGGCGTTTGTTGGATACCATGCTTGTAGTTGTAGAGTAGCTCTGGCCGGATATCGTAAGTCCATTTCTTTGCCTGCTTCACGGCGGTACCGATCGGCAACACGCCATCTTGCAAGCCCCAATAAACAAACGTGTTCGGCTTGCCGAGATACTTGGCGGCTACGTTCACGGATACAGTCTTTAAAGACAGTATGTATTCGTCAGTGTATTCGGGCATATTGTTCACCTCTTTGTTTACAACAAATCCAGATTGTGGTAAGATTGTACTAGAATCGGCGCTAAATCACACATTTCGCGCTTCTGAGAGCGTGGGATAAAAAACCATTTCGGCGGATTCAACAAAATGGTTGGATGGTTCTCCTTGCCCGCTCGCGCGGGTTAAAATAAAAATGAATTGGGAAAGAGTTGAGAGTATGCGCTTGTGTAAAAAATATGCTGCTATAGTTTCCCTTGCGCTGCTGTTCTGTGCATTGTCTCCTTTGATCGTCTTTGGGCATCCTGGCCGCACAGATTCACAGGGTGGACACTACGACCGACAAAACGGAGGATATCATTATCATCATGGCTATCCGGCGCACGACCATCCGGGCGGCGTGTGCCCATTTGAAGCGGATGTGCAAGATGTAGAGGAAGAGGATGATTTTGATGTTCCTGCGCATGACGATGGAGATAATGACGGATATGATTATGCGTATGAGGATGATCAGAAAGCGGAGAGAAATGAAACCGTCAGTCAAAGTCAATCTAAACAAAGGGAAGGAGCTAACAGTAATCCCCATTCGCCTGAAACAATAGCAATCATTTTGTTATCTATTCCCTTTGGCATTGAACTGTTTATAATTCTGCTTCCGAAAATTTTTCGAAGCGAAAAGCTTATGGACTGGCTTGCGCCGCTTTTTGGAATCATTATGACGATAGGGGTAAACTCGCTGCTTTTCGGCCTTCCTCTCTTAGCGTTTATAATAGCGGAACTTTGGGATAAATTAGAGATGCGCAAAAAAGATCATTCAGGGAAAACGGGAATTTCATTTTTGGATGATCCTGTTACAAAGGCAATAGTTATTCTGCTATCGATCATTGGAATCGCTTATTCTGTGGGCGCAATCAATTTTGCATTTATCTTGTCTGGAAAAGAGACTCAATCTAACATAAACTATACCTGCGCGTCCGCCCTGATAATTGTTTTGCTGATAGGAATTATTGCGCACATAAAGCTATGGAACCTAAAACCTAAAAAACAACCCAACCATGAAGATGCATGGGAATCTCCACTATCAAAATCATCTACTGTTTTGCTTGATAATCAGCAGACGGCAATGAGTGATGATAAAACGCCGCTTCGGGACACTTTCACCTTGCTTCTTCCCATGTTCGCTATTTTGGCTGCTATCATCTTGATCCTTGTCCTATTGTATTTCAGTTGATCTATCTCCCCACGGCTCCCGCCGTGGGGAATTTTATTTGAAACTGGCCACCGGCTGTAGTAAAATATTACCTAGCCGTAAAGGCAAAGAAAGGAGCTGGTCTTTATGACCAAACTTTTGAATTTGCCGGTTCCCGATGAAAGCTGACTGCTAAGGCTGCAATGGCGGAACCGAAACCGCCTAAGTGAAGCGACTGTCAAGAAACATAAGTGGAATTTGTGTGGAGAATCGAGCAGTTAAGCAATATGAGAAAAGAGAGCCTTGACGGCCAAGGTTTCTCCATGTGTCTCAGGCGCCGTTAAACTAAGCTTTACGTTCGATGATCCTGCAACAGTTTCGGGTAAACAAATTCGTGGGCCATCCGTGATTCCACCACGGATGGTTTTTCTTTGCCTTGCAGCCTTAGCAGTCAGCTCTCATGGGAGTTTTTATGCGGAGTTTGGAAATCCGGATTCTGCCGACGCAAACAAAATATCTTTGTCTATATCAGGAAAAAACTCCGATTGAATTTTACAGACCTCTGGCCATGTAAACGCGGTTTTTCCTTGGATTTTACAGCTTATGGTTCTCTCATCCAACGACAATGCTTTTGCTATTTCTTTCTGTGTAATTCCTCTCAAAACGATTTCTGTTTTTAATCTAGGATACTTTATCATTTTTATGCCTCCAGTCTCCGTTAACGGTTATTACATGGTAATAATATCTCCTTTAACGGAAATTGTCAATAGGTTTTTAACAAAAAATCTCCGTTGATGGATATTTTGTTCTTGAACCTTTGTTTGCAGTGTGTTACACTACATTCGTAAGGCGGTGATTGAATGGGTCTTGAAAAAATTGACGTGTTTAAAAAGGAACGCGGCTTAACAAATGAAGAACTATCTAAATTATCGGGTGTTCCAAAAGCTACAATTGATAAAATCACATCAGGTGCTACCAAAGATCCCAAATTAGAGACAATTAAAGCTTTAGTATACTGTTTGGGTCATACTTTAGATGATTTGGATGATACAAAAAGTGCCCCTGAACCGGTCACGACCGATTCAGAGGCGATTAGACGTATGCAATTATTAATCAATAGTTTTGAGGCCGCTGGGTACGTTCGCCCCGGCGAGGATCTCACTGACGAACAGCTCAGGTTCTGCATGGCTCTCGTGGATTTTCTCGATACTTATTTCGGGCGAAACACATAACGCCCGTGTTATTTTTTGAGGATGGTTTTTTTCTCCCAGATAACAAGCCAATTTTAAAAAATTTGCGCGGATATGTATTGCTTCTGCTGCTGGCCGCTCCCCACACGGGGAGCGTGGATTGAAATGAGATGTCGGGTCATGTTGTCGCATCGGTATCCTCCTCATATGTGAAATAGATCAATTCTTCCGGTCGAACATCAAGCGCTTCCGCCAATTTGCAGAGGGTTGATGTCTTGATGTTTACATTTTCTTCTTTTTCCAGTTCTTCAATGCGCATACGGCTTACGTCAGATCGCTTTTCTAGTTCTCTTGTGCTGTAACCTTTTGATTTTCTAATTTCTTTCAGCCTTAAATTCACAATATACACAACAACAGCCCCTTATGGCTATTATTGCATCAGTAGTTGTTGATATGTATAAAGTGTGAAGGATAACCACAGGTAAAATATTAACAGATAATTGGGCATAATTGGGCAAAATGCAGTTTGCCAAGCGCGTGAAATACTGCACAAAGATTCAAAATGTGTCTTGTGAAAAAGGGAGAAAAACCAAGAAATCAAAAAAACTTTCACTGGCAAGTGCAACATTTAACAATTTTTTTCGTTATATAGAGTGGAGGGCTCTTTTTAAATATTCTAAAATGGAAATATAAATTCACAAGGAGATGCAACGCCGTGAAAAACCCTAACGGTTATGGCACTGTGTATAAACTCTCTGGCCATCGCCGCAAGCCCTGGTGTGCCGCTGGGCCTGCAAAGCGCGACGGTGATCGGATGCAGCGCGAAGTAATCGGCTATTTTGAAACGCGCAAGGATGCCATGCTTGCCCTCTCCCAATGGCACATTGCGCCTCCGGCAGCAAAAGCGGATATGACGCTGCGGGATTTGCGCGAAGAATGGATGCTTGTGAAATATCAAAATCTCGATAAATCCACAAGGGATGGCTATAACGCCGCGTGGAAGAACTTGGCCTCTCTATATGACCGTCGTGTCGCGGATATCCGCACAGGCGAATTTCAGGCCATTATTGATGATCTGACTGCATCTTACTCCAAACTACACCAAATCAAGGTACTTTGCACCCAGTTGGAGAGCTACGCGATGCAGAATGATATTATCAACAAGAACTATGCCTCCTTCATCGTGCTACCAAAAAACGACACACCAAAAAAGGAGGCTTTTACTGATCTGGAAGTGAAAAAGATTGAGAAGGGCGCGGAAAGCGGCATCCCCTACGCCGATTTGGTACTTATTTTGTGCTACACCGGATGGCGTATCACGGAATTTTTGGAACTGACACCTTTTTCCTATGATCCGGCAGAACACACCCTGCGCGGCGGATTAAAAACAGATGCTGGCCGGAATCGCCTTGTGCCAATCCATCCAAAAATCCAGCCGTATGTGGATCGATGGCTCGCAAAGGGTGGCCCTACAATCTTCTGTCGAGAGAAAAATGTAGGAAAGCAAGGCAATCAGCATATCGAACTTATCCCTTACACTTCGAATTATTTCCGTACATATTGCTACTACCCCGCTCTTGAACAACTCGGTGTGCGCAAACTCACCCCGCACGCCACACGGCACACCTTCATCAGTATGGAGCACCGCGCCGGGGCGGATAAGCTAAGTGTGAAGCGCATTGTCGGCCACGCCTCCGGCGACGTGACCGATAAAATCTATACGCACGTCGAGATCGAAGAATTGCGAAAAGCGGTGGAAAAATTGGCATAATAAAGCGTGCAATTTTTCGCGGTTGCTAACACGTTGCTGACAACCCTGATATTTTATAAAATAAGAAAAAGCCCTGAAACAACGTATCTACGTCATTTCA